ACATGAGAAATTATTACAAGAACCTTTCCCGCTACCAAAAGGAAAAACGAAGAATTAAAAACCTGGAACAAAAGAAACAAAAATACCACGATAAGACGCCTGAGGAAAAGGCAAAACGAAAAGAGGCAAACCGCGAACAGTATTTAAAAAACATTGATAAAATTAGGGCATACGCGAAGGCGTACCGTCAAAAACAAAAAGAAAAAAAATGCTTACAGAACGAGAAAGAGAAAAATTAATCAGGGACGCCGCCAGTATCTTTGTTGCGGCTGGAGGTATCCTAACTTTGGCTTTTGCCATTTACTTCATTGTTGACCTTGTAAAAAAATGGTACTGATGAAATACGAAATCAAATGGAAAAGCGGGAGAATTATCACCGACGCAGAAACGGTTGAAGATGCGATAAAAAAGTTTAAAGAACTGGGTATTGAGGTTGAAGATAAAGAAATAAGTATTGCATCATTTGGTTGAATTTGTCCCGTATCTCATTGGTACGGGATTTTTTTTTAAAATAATGTTGTAAATATTTTTTTATGTAAATAATTTAAATTAAATTTACATATTGAAAATAACAAAAACAACCAAAATGATTACATTAACCACTTCACTAAGAGAAACACTAAAGGCTCAAGATATTATCAGAGACCTTAACATTGCTTGTATTTTTGATATTCAAGAAGAACAAGTTGCATCAAATTGCTGGACTTTTACCACGTTTGAGGAAGACATGGAAGACATTTGCCATGATATTGAAAATATGTTATCTAAATCAGGGTTAGTAGAATTTGAAATTTCTTTTAACAACTAAAAACAACCAAAATGATGAAATCATATCAAAAAAACGGCTACGAATATTTTTACGATACATATCAAAGGCATTGGGTTGTTTACCCTATCGATGCCAATGGAAATAGAATAGAATGGGATATTAATGAAAACCCCATAGAGGCTATTTATTATCGTACTCGGAAAGATTTAAATTATTTTTTTAACAATACTACTTTCTAAAAACAACCAAAATGGTAAAGACAATTTATTCAGTTATGTACTTTGGCAACGCCAAAAGGTATCAAGATTTAAACGAGGAAGTTGTAGCTTACTCAAAGCGTCATGCAGTTGAAATCGTTTATTCAAAGATGCGCAATGAAGATTATTTCCCTGAGGATGAGTTTACATGGGGTGGACTTATCCGAGACTGCGACGGCAATGTTATTGCAGATGCCAATGACGAAACGATTGAATACGATGGCGGACACTTTTACGCTGAACCAGTAATGCAATAATTATGAAAGAGCCAATAATAGAAACTTACGTTCCACAAAACAAACGCCTTCCCTTCCAGATTGCTGGAGGGGTTGGCATTGCTTTTGTTATTGGGTTGATTTATTCCCCAATAAATACAAGCTACCAGTACACGTCTTTTGTTCCCATCATTGAGCGTGACACGGTGTACGTCCATAAAATAACGACGTTGACCTTTCCCGCAAAGGCTGAGGATAAAGAGATTGATGAAAGCGCCTACGGGTCACGGTCGTACGGTTACGAGGTGCGCAAGTTATCAGGCTTACAACTTAGGCAAACATTGGAAGGACGCGGTTTTCGAAACCTTGCAAAAGTTGACAGGGCAAAGCTTCGCCGCATATACCTTGCCTATTGTTACGAATCAATGTTGATGAACGTCCACGTATTAACCGACTTTCCCGTGTCAATGATTTATTCCTTTTTCATCATCGAGGCAACCAGTCAAGGAGTTGAAACAGAACTTTGGCGCAAACACGCAAATGCTGGAGGGGTTAAGGCTTTGAAAGGAAAACAATCGGTAACGTACAAGACCCGTGAGGTCATCAGGGGGAAAGATAAGTACATTAAGGCAAAGTTTATGAAAGCATCCAGCACGGAAGAAGGTATGAACCTTTGGGCTGGTGTTCTTAACTCAGGAAGATACGCCGCCTGTAAAAAGGCAAATTACAAAATCAAAGGGATTAAGTTATACGAATCAATCTGTAAATGTGTATACAAATCAGGGTATCACACCGACAGGGATTACAAATTCCGTGCCTCGCTTATGGCTGAATACTGGCAAATCAAACGGGATAACTTTCCTTTAAAGAAAGAATACAATGTTTTTTAACTTTTTTTTTATTTATTTGTGTAAATATTTTTTTGTTTAAATATTTATTTATATATTTACATATCGAAACAAACAAAACGATATTTCACCACTTAAAAAACAACCAAAATGACAACTTCAGAATTTACATCAATCGCAACTTCAAGATTAAACGCTTTACCAACTAATGACCTAATAACTGAATTAAGAAAATTAATAAATGATTTTACCTCAGCTGCAAACATGGTTCAGGATATTGTTTTAGATATATTGATGGAACGTTTACCAGAAGCAGAATTTATAGAATTATGTAATAGTTTATAATATCCTCAAAGGGCAGTCCCCCAGCTGCCCGCCTTTTTTCACCACTTAAAAAACAAAACAAATGGAAAAGAATTTCACCAACACCCAGTTTAAATGGACTTTTGAAAGCATCAGCGACAACATTCCAACAATCATGCTTTTAACAATAGTATTAACCTACGGGGTTAATGCTTATTTGACCGCCATATTTTTACCGATTAACTTTTGGGTTGCAATTACCGCTTCCACCATTTTACAACTTGGACGCTTTGCAGTCGTTTTCATGGATTTTCTTAACCCTACTAAGGGAAGAAGCCCTTTCCCACCTAAAATAGCCTTAGGCGCAACGGTAATAGCCTTAATCGAAGTTTTCTTTGGGTTGATGGAAAAGTATTCTGGAAGCGAATTTATAACCATGTTCTTTTTTGTGGGAACAATCGTATGTTTTGGCTACCTTTTGGAAATAAACTTTGTTAACAAAGGGGTTGAGGCATACGGATTGGTTGAGCCAAAAGTAATCAAAAGACGCAAAAGAAGGGTCGTTGTAAAAAAAGTCACGGAAGATGCACCAAAAGAAAGTAAGGGTTATGTAACTTCGTTTCAAACGATAACACTTTGAGGACATACATCGGGGTTGACCCAGCGATTAGAATAAACGGAATGGCGGCTTGCATCATTCAAGGCAAAGAGGTAAGATTCACGAAATACAAAAGGTTCGTGGATTTTATCCTTGATGTTCCAAAGTGGGTACAATACGAAAACCCTGTTGTACTGGTGGAAGATTCCAGCCTACAAAATGTAACTTTCAACTCATCCATTAACCGCGCTATCCTTTCCCGTATGTCCCGAAACGTGGGCATGAATCAAGGAGCATCAAGAATAGCTTATGAATGGATTAAGGAAAATGGTTACGAGGGTTACAACATTAGCCCTGAGCAAAAGGGGAAGAAATGGGGAAAAGAAATATTTATGAAAATCTTCCAAAGCGAAGGTTACAAATTTGAACCAAATTTTAAAACCGCCAAAATAAGTCAGGACGAAATCGACTGTTTTTCTCTTGCTTTACAGGCTAAAAATTACCAAAAACATGAAAAGAAATAATGAATTAATTGATGGCATTGAAATTAGCACATGGAAGGAAATTGAAAGGATTGCTAAAACCTACCCAAAACCGATTAGATTTTCAGACGGTTTAAATAGTAAAATTGCATTATTAAAATTTTATCTTGAGCCATTACTTCCAAACGGGAAGCCGCCTATTGAGTCAATGGACAAAGGACGAATGTTAACTATTGCTTACCGTTTGTATAAAAGCACGGACGGGGACACCGTCACAAATTTATCCTTGAAAATTATAAATCAAATTATAAATTAAGTTATTGATTACGTTTGTTTTATGTTATTTAGTTTAGGAGTGGTGAATTAGAGGGTTGGCAGTTGTGTCAACCCTTTCCATTTTAAAACGTAACCCCTTGCGTCTTTGCGTAATCAACCACCGCCCGTGCATGACAAAGCGCCAATGTATCTTGGAAGGCTGGGTCAAACATCATAACGGCATCTTTGTAATTGGTAAAGAACCCATTTTCAGATAACACGGCTGGCATACTTGTTTGGCTCAGGACAAACAAATTAGCCTCCTTGTCTGGGTCATTGTCAATCGTATCCATTCTATAAACCCATTTTGGGAAAGCCTCCTTGACCTCATCAAAAAGGAAGGTGGCGTAAATATCAGCCTTTGTTTGCCCGATTGATGTGAATACTTCAAAGCCCCTTGCCGTTGGTGTTGCCGCGTTGCCGTGGATACTGAGAAACAACGAAGCCTCATAGTTCTGGGCGTTCATGTTTGCCTTTGCTACACGCTTAGTAAGGCTAACATCTAAAACAGGGTCGTAAACATTAATTACCGACATTCCCCAGTCCTTTAAATACTGCTCAATCTTTGCCGCGACTTCACGGTTAAACACGCCTTCAAAAAACCAGCCGTAGCCGTGGAACATTGAGTTGTTATGCTGGAAGCACTTTGAGGGGTAGGTCGTATAATTAAAGGGTAACTTTTTCTTTGCATCGATGCCGCCGTGACCAGCATCAAGGAATACACAAAATTTACTTGCTTTCATATTTATATATTTTTAAGGGCGACGCAAATCAATGCACCGCCCTGTAAACGCATAAGGTAGCGAATCTATCTGCGCCTATAACTTAAACCCGATGAGGGAAAATGCTGCGGAAATCAAAGATAGCTTGGCTGGTAATTTCACCTCTATCTCCTTTCCAGCACATTCTTTGCTTGTTTCCTTAATCTTGTCCCAAATGATTTGAGCAAGTTTAACATATTCTCGCCAGGTTAATTTGACTTTTTTCCCATCGTCAGTAAGAAGTACATTTACCTCTTGCGCAAGTTCCGCAAAATTGAAAGCAAAACAAGCCACGTCGCCCAATGGACTATTGATTGTGTCTGCGCTTTTTAAAGCCTCTTTTAAATTAGTTTGCATATTATTTGTTTTTAACGTCTGAAAAATCTAAGAATAATTGTACCAATATTTGTTCCAGTTATGGATTTTATATTTTCCGAAATACTAAACAATTCTGTAGCTGCAATGATGAAACTTACAGAATAGGTGATTTGCGATGGCAGTTGGAAAGTTATACTTGCCCCGTGAAAAATCATTATACCGCAGAAATAAGTCACAACCTTTTGCGATGTGCGATAAAGCCCTTTGCTTGTTATCGGCTCTCCCCTTTTCTTTGCCGCAAGGATTCCCGTGACTGTGTCTGCAAAAACTACAAAGATTGTAAAAGTCAAAAAATGTTTGATGGGAAGGAAAAACGAGAATAGCACTCCGCAGCAAATGGAATAGGCAATGCCATCGTAACCAAGTTTAAAAATGTTGTAGATAACTGCTTTCATTATTCAAGTTTTATTAACCTCACATCACCATCCACCGTTGCAAATTTGCCATCAGCGTATTTGTACAAGTCGTATTTAACAGCGTTAAAGGCAAAGGATATTTGATTGGTAAATGTAGATAAAAGTAAGTTGGTTGAAATCGTGTACACCTTTCCGTTGTCTGGATTAAAAATTAAACGCTTATTGTTGTTCAACTGAATAACCCCATCAATAATTTCACCGTTAAAATTTAACTTCCAGTCGCCCAAAAACTTTGCCGTGTCTCGTTGTGCCGTTGTAAAATACACAGGCTTGCCGCTTATTTGAACGTGCAAATCATTGTAGTAATTTATCCTTTGCACCGCTTTGCCCTTAGTGATAATAGGCTTTGCATGAATGGCTAACGTGTTGCTTTGCCTTTCGGCATCGGTAACAAGGCTTTGAATGGCGGTTGCAGAATCGCCTAATATTTGCTTTGAGCCTGTCACTGTGCTATCCGACAAAGTCGTTTGCTGAATAATGTAATAAATGTTTCCTTGCTTTTGTATGTACACCGTGTCTTTGACAACATCTTGCGCAAAGGAAAACAAGGGAAGGAATAAAAATAGGTATCTCATTTTATTTATTTTCGAGGTTAATAATTCTTTGTTCAAGGGCTTTGATAAGCAGATTTTGCTCTTGGATGGCTTTTGTGAGGATGGGAATTAATTTTGTATAATCCATTGCCCACAATTCATTTGTTGTACCCATATTTACTGCTTCGGGAATTACTTCATATACTTCTTGTGCAATAAAACCTAAAGATTTGTAACTATTATTGTAATCAATGTTTAATAAATCATTTTCTACATAACTATCATGCTGATTATAATAGGTAGGATTAAGTAGATTAATTTTATCTATTGCATTTATAATAGGTTGTCTATTAGTTTTTATTCTACTATCTGAATAAGTGTCCCAAGCATTTGCTTTTGCCTTTTGTGCTGAGCTATTTTCTAATTGTAAATAATAATTTGCATCGGGAGCAGATGTACTATTTATTCTAACAGTACCCATAACATTTAATAATGCAAGTGGACTCGTAGTTCCAATGCCGACGTTGCCGCCACCAGTTATATATATTCTTTGCCCGTATGTTCCGCTTGAATTGCGCAACCCAAAAGCCATTGCCCCCTCATGAGTAGCTACATTAACATTATATGTTTGTATAACCGCAACTGCATTGCCACTTGAATCTGCAAATGAAAATGATTGCTGTGTTCCATTTATATTTGATAAATTTTTAAACCTCATTATTGCACCTCCATTATTTGGGTCAGTACTTGAATTTAATCCTGCAACTTCAGCAACAACTTGTTGAATAAGTTCGACAAGGTCTAATTTAAACCCTGGATTTGTATTTCCAATACCTAACCTACTATTAGTATTATCCCAATGCAGATTAGTAGGCGTTAAAACTCCACTTGTTCCATTTCCAACCATTACTTTATTTGCAGTTAATGTAGTCGCATTTGTTCCCCCATTTGCCACAGGTAAAGTGCCCGTTACTCCCGTTGTCAATGGCAATCCCGTTGCATTGGTTAAAACACCGCTTAAAGGAGTGCCTAATGCTCTGCCTGAACTATAGTAATTTGTAAGCATCGAAGCCGTGTCGCTTATGTTTAACTTTGCCGCAAAGCGTGATACAAGATTTAAGCTTGTTGTGTCTGAACCTAACTGTATCCACTTTTTACCCGTTGCCGAAACTTTGTAAGTATATAAATTCAAGTTAGCCGTATCAAGCACAAAATAAGCAGCCGTGTCGCTCTTTGCGGTCAATGTGGTATCGGAAGATACTCCGCGCCATATAATTCCGTCGGCAGTCGTCTGTTCTCCGAGCGTTATCTTTTGGTTGCCATTGCTCGGGTACTGTGCCAAGGCAAGGCAAGGCAAAAGGAAGAGGAAGAGGGAAAGGAGTTGTTTCATGTTTATGTTTTTTTTAGTTATTTTACCGCAAACCATTGAATGGCAGGTACATTTTGAGTATTTAAAACATTATTAGTTGCTCCATCTCTTACAACAAATAAAATATACGTTGCATCAACAACGGCAACATTAACAATTTTTGTAGTTGAATCTGGTAAATTAGCAAATGCCATAGATGGTGTAAAATTTAAACCATGTTCAATAGTTATTACTCCTCCTGTACTTGTAGTTTGGTTAGTTACTAATCCTCTTGCAAAAATACCTGTTTGAGCAACAGTAGTAATATCTCCTATTAAATTACTTGCATTTATGCCAATTAAACCAGTTGGGGTTGCAGAGGTAGATGACATTGTAACTGTTCCATTCATTATTGTGTTACCCGATAAAGTTTTATTACCACTTATTGTTTGGTCTCCTGTCAAAGATACTTTACCATCAATGCGACTTGATAACGAAGCCGTATCGGTTTTATTTAATTTTAAGTCAATGCGACTTGATAAAGAAGCGGTGTCTGTTTTATTTAATTTTAAGTCAATACGATTACTTAGACTAACCGTGTCGCTTGGGCTTAACTTTGCATCAATACGACTTGATAAGGATGCCGTGTCGGTTTTATTTAATTTTAGGTCAATACGGGTTGAAAGATAAGCCGTATCAGTTTTATTTAATTTTGCATCAATACGATTACTTAGGCTCACCGTGTCAAGGTTAGTCATGACATTGTTGCCGCCTTCGGTAATTGCGCCTGTGACGGTTAAGCTTGAGGATATAGTTGTAGGTTTTAATAAACCAATATTTCCTGTAATCCTATCCATTGTTAAGCCTGTATTCGTAACATTTGAACCACCTAAATTATCTCTTGTTACTAATTCCATTCTATCAAGAATACCATTATATCTCAATATGCCACCAAATTCAACATCGGTAGAAGAGGGTGTTCCTGTTTCCGAAAACAAAATAGATGCAATTCCCGTACTGCCAGATTTTAATAAAATATTTTTAGCTACGTCAAAAGTAAGATTTGCTATTGGCGCTACACCTATGCCAATATTTCCGCTGCTTTCTTGAATGACAGAATTGGTTACCTCGGTCGTTGTACTAAATTTTGGAATAAAACCTATTGTTCCCGAACCCGTCACCCCTTGCAAATCGTTAAACGTTGGCGCAAATGTTCCACCATCTAACTGGGTTAAGGTTAATGTTTTTGTATCTGTTCCCGTAAAAACTGCATTGTTTATTTTATCATTGTATGCAATGTTCCAATTAACCGAATTATTAGGAATAGATGACGCCCAAGTTGAACCAGTTGACAAGGCAATACCAGCCTCAGGATAAACAGGGTCACCTTGAGCCGAACCAACCGAACCAATTCCGCTGACTGTTGCGACGGTATAATTAGCCCCAACTTTGAAAGAGGTAGAAACAATGGTAATTTTATTTGTATCTGTTAAATTATATTGGTCATTATTTAATAGTTGACCATTTCTAAACACTAAAATATACGCCTTTAATTGAATTGGAAACTTAGGCGTTATCGTCCAAGTCAAAACGCTTGTTAAGGCTGGTGCGTATTCTTGTTTTAAAATCTTTATCGTATCATTCCCAATAGCAACGTCAACAATCGAATCCCGTATCCGTGTAAATACAACCGCCGAATCAAGTAGTAAAGTTCCTGTCGTTGTGATTGTTCCACCGAGCAAGCCGAAGCCCGTTGCAACGCTTGATACTGTTCCCTTAGTATTTATTCTTAAGGACAATGAAGCCGTGTCTGCTGCATTTAATTTCAATGCAAATCTGGAAGTAAGATTTAATGAAGAGGTATCTGCATCCCGAAAATAGGTCGAAAGCATGGAAGCCGTATCGGAAATATTTAATTTAGTATCTATTCTATTGGATAACGTAACCGTATCGGATAACTCCATTAAAACAGACAAATCAGCAGATACCGTGCCCGTGGTTGTTATTGGGTCAGGACTTACCGTTATTCCTGTTCCTCCAGAAATAGAGGTTAGTGAACCCGAACCACCACTACCAGCACCACCGCCACCTTTAGGAAATATAACTGTATAATTCTCACCTATTTTAAAAGCCGTCGAACCAATGACAACTGAAGCATTAGTTGGTATGGTATATTGGGTTGGCAAAAGTATTTGACCGTTTCTATAAACTTGCACCACTCCCGTACCACCTACTACTAATGTATCACTTTGTGTCCATGTCAATGTACTTGAAGAAACATTGGTAAAATCTTGCCTTGCGTAAAATCTGCCAGCCGTATCGACATAACTTTTTTTGGCATAAGGCAAAAGCATTGCCGCCGTATCTGATATATTTAATTTTAAATTAATTCTATTACTTAATGATGTTGTATCAACTGTTGAGCCCGATGGTAATTGATTCCAAACATTGGAAGTAAAATCAAATGAATATAATTTTAGGTTAACGGTGTCAAGAATAACCCACGCATATTGATTTGAAACTGGTTGAATGCTTGAAGTATCGGAAATTGAACCTCGCCAAACCAATCCGTCTGCCGTGGTCTGGAAACCTAATCTTTGTTTATTTATATTAATAGGGAATTGACCGTAAAGGCTAATAGAAAGGAATAAAAAAAGAATTGAAGGTATTTGTTTTTTACCTCCAATCCTCTTGATTAAACTACTCCCGACTTTGATTAAAACCTCTTGTAATAATATTTCACCGACGCGCCCCAATGCCTTGAGGAATCGCCTTTCTTTTTTTGGTTTCTCTATCATAGCACAATGCCTAAAGTATTGTAAATATCTGTTATTTCTTCTTCATGTTCATCGCAAGTTGACTCAGGGCAACCAATGGCGCTGGGAATAAAGGCGGTCAAAGGTGTTGAGTAATTGCAAAGCAAATCTTTAATCCTTTTCTTTTTTACGTCTAACCTTTGTAACAAAGTATCTTGATAAAACTTTAAGCCATCAACCCCGACGTTTTGTCCGTATTCATTATCAAGGGTATATAAACCATTTGAGCCAAGTTGCATGACCATGTATGGCGAAGCTTCATAAAGAACTGCATTGGCGCAAAAAGATTTTAATTGTTTATCCCAAATGTCTTGATAAGAAGTTGATGTAAACGCGGTTGAACTTCCCTTGTCTGTCACCATTGAATCATACAAGGTTAAGCCAATGGCGGGAACAATCCAACGGAACTCTGCGTCTTGAATATGTGGGCTGATAAGGCTTTTATCAAGTCTTATATCGGCTGGTGTTGGACGTGCAACCCCTCCAGCTATTACTTCACTCGGTTGTATTAATTGGCTCATTGGTTGGGGTTGTTTGTTCTATTTCTACGGGTGCATAACCCAATATTTCTCTTTTCTCGTTTAATGAAAGATTTTGTTCAACTGCAACATCACCCATGAAAGACACGGGTAAAGTGTTGGAAATACCAAACGATACGTCGGTAAATGCTGGATTATAAAGCCCAATTTCTTTTAAGAAAGGGTTAATAATCTTTGATAACAAAAGGTTTTGACGTGGCTTAATTACGGTGTTTTGCAAGTATTCCATCTCTTGGCGTATCTGTTGGTTTGTTCCCAGTTGCCCCGATGTTGCAAAACCAGCCAAAGACTTTGACCAACGGTTAGCCACAACAATCGCTGAGGCTGCAAGGTTCTGAAGGTTTAGAAATTCGCCTTCATTTTCTTTTGAGGTTGGAATCCAATTTGCTTTTAATTTTTCATCTCGTAAAACTTGAACGAATAACTTGTGATTGTTTCCCATTCCTGTAAACTTTGACTCAATGCCTTCAACAAGGCTTTTGGCTTCCGCCGATGTCATTGAACCAAAGAATTGTAATATTCCCGATGGCATGAAGCCATTTTCAAACTTGCTTGTATTAAAACGCTGGATTCTGTATTCAATCTCAGCCCACATTTTCGCCCCTATCCACTCAGGTAAACCAAAGTAGAAATAACCAGCCGCGTATTGTTTAACGTGGATAATTGAGCGCTCCGTTCCGTCTTCTAATTTCTTAAACTCTGGGTAAATTGGTATTTCCCTAAACCCTTCCCTTTCGTAATATGTGCCCTCGGTTGTTAACGGCACTTCCTCCCAATTATCGTAAATGCCAATAGAACGTATAATCTGGTCAGCCTCTGCTTTTCTTATTCCAATGTTGTAAACTGGCACATGATAAATGTAGGTGAAAGGCTGAGAACCAACCTTTCCCCGTACAATCTCTGCAAAGCAATTTCCAAAAGCATCGTAATCAAAAGCCAATGAGCCAAGCACTTCTTGCAAGTTTTGTGCGTGCAAGTTAACTTGTCCAATAACTTCCTCAATCTCATTTAAAGAATCATCCGTAATTACCTCTCCCTTCATCGAGGTTGTAAGTAAGGTATTAGACTTTCCTTTCATTGGGATAAATCCATCACCGACAACCATGTTAACCTTGTCCTCAATGATACGCCGAAGCGTCGGGGAATTGTTTACAATGGCAATAAGACTCTTTAAAAAGTC